GTCAGGACTTGAGTCCGTTATCTAGGGGAGTGTTGACAAAGATCTCAACCATAGGAATGAGGTCAATGTCATAGGTGGCAGACCAGTTGCTGCCGGTACGCAGGTTTGCGTTGGTCGGGTTGTCAGAAGCAGAACCCCACTTGGTGCCCATTACGTGATAGGCGGAGTGGTAATCCACAGACAGCACGTCCTGTTTGGACAGCACGTTGCGATCAGCTTCAATCCGAAGATCCTGCTGCACACCCTCAAGGATGGTGCCGGACTTCATCATGTAGCAACGGAACTCTTGGCGGTTACCAGTGCTAGTCGGGTCATTGGTGTTGACCTGAGAGTCAACGATGACGCGACAACCAGCAAACTCACCGACCTCGCGAGCGCCGATGCCAACACCGCCACCACCCCAAGTCACCGCGCCAGAAGCAGCCAATGCTGAGGTAGAGAAGGTCAGCAGACCAACCTGATACAGGTAGTAAGCAACAGAAGGATGAACGATCAAAAGATCCATCTCTTCACCACGCTCACCTAACAGCGAGCGAGCTTCTGCAACTGTTGCACCAGTCAGATAGTTGGCTTCAGCAGTAGAGCCAGAACCACCCAGTTGCTTCTCAAGGCGGTGACCGTTGAGAGCAGTGTGGAACAGACCAGTCAGCTGCTCAAACAGGCGAACACTGTTGAGTTTGTTAATTGCATCAGCAAGTTGGTTGCGGATGTGAAGCATTGGGTCTTCACCCGCTGCCAAAATTGCAACGTCGTCTACCGCGTAAGCAAATCCACGGTGAACGATGGATGCAATCTGGGTTCCGGTACCAACTTTTTGAGGAGTCAGATAACCAGCGCCACTGGTGCCCCAAGTTGCAGTACCGTCAAAAATTTCTTCGGTTGGTGCAACAGGGTTAAACTCAGGAACCTGAATTCGAGTACCACCTTCACGGGCGTCAAGTAGTGCATTACGCACCACAGCGCCAGACTGAATGAACTGGCTGCGTTCTTTGATTGCCTCAGACACATAGGTGCTGAGATTATTCCTTTTTACGATGTCCGCCAGAAGGACACCGCCGGAATAATTCTGAAATGGTGCGGCCATTTCTTATTCAGGGATAAAGTTTGCGGGGTTTCAAGTCACGGACTTGAGGTGGTGTCCCACGGGGACTATTTACCTGCCTCTCTCTTGAGCACAGCTGCAAGATCAGGGTCGGTAGCTTCCAAGGCCATTTGCCTCGTTAAGTTAATACTACCTTCTAACCAAGGATTCGCGACACCTCCAGAACCAATAACTCCCGTAGCTGGTTTTGCACCCATGCCAGCTTGTGTGCTGGGCTTAAAGTGATGCTCGTAACCAGAACCAGGGTTTTTTAATTTTGCAAGGTAGACATTGATGTCCTCCTCAACCCCGCCATTCAATACTTTGACACTACCGTCGTCAGACTTTTTCAAATTACTTTGAACAAGCTGCAGCATTTGCTCAGCATTGATCGCTCCAGACTGGCTAATTGCTGACAATGCAGACGTTTTCATCGCAGCAGTCTCGTTAGAAGTCCGAAGATCAGCTAACTGACGCTCCAAGTCTGCGATTTGCTGGTCTTTGGTTTGAGCAGTTTTATTTGCTTCTTCCCAAAGATCTTTCCATTGACCTTGGTCTTCTAAGGTTTTACGACGCTGCTCGTCTTGTTTTTTGTAAACATCGTCGAGCTTGCCTTTAATGCCTTGGAATTTTTCCTCGGCTTCAGTGGCACGTTGTTGAAGCGTTTGAATTTGCTGCTCGTAAGCAGAAACATCAACAGCAGGAGTTTCAGTCGCAGCCACAGGCTGTTCAGGTGACGCCACGGGCGTCTCCTGGATGACTTGTTCTTCCATTACTAAAAATCAGTTTACTCTGATACTTTACTAGCTTTTGTTTTTTTGGTTGTTTTTTTGGGTGCAGGCATTGGGCACTCAGGAGTTTTTTCCTCAGCCTTTTTTTCAGATGCAGGATCCCACGAGTCAACCAGTTCCCACTTATAGGAACCATCAGCTTGCAATACCTTGTCAAGAGACTTGGCCATGCTGTAAAAAGCGATTTACTCCTACTCTAACTCTGGTGCAGAATCTGGCGACTCAGAAGCGTTTGGCAGAATTTCGCCCTGCACCAGCATGTCGCGGAACTCTTCACGATCAATAATTTGATCCTGGAATAGCTGACCCATGGCAGCAATATCCTGACCAATCAACCGTTGCAGGTCAAAATCACGGCTAATCTTGACTTCAGGCGGTTCAATACCTAGATAATCAGCGGCAAGGTTGTAAGACTTCTGCAAACCTGACTCCAGATCCATTGATACCATCGACAACATCGAATTTGTATCAATACGATCCAAGCGCCGAGCGTCCGCAGATTCAGCAACAAATTTTTGCTGGCTCAACGTACTGATGCCTAACGTCGCCATTTGTTGCTGTAATTCTTGGATTTCTGATGTCTGCGCTTCAAACGCGCTTGATGCAGGCTCCACGTAATAGACCTTATTACCCGGCTGAGTCGCCATCGCATAATTAACGCTGATAGCCATGTCTTTCGTTTGATCGTCCCAACCCTCTAATACCAGCATCGGCTGGCTGGCAATATGCAGGCTATGTATAAGGTCAGCTTGTCGTTGGAAGTGCGCCAGATTTAAATGCGCTATGTCCAACAACGGCGGACGACTGGTCATCGTATCTTTTTTATCGGCATAAATCGTTACCAACGGAATTTGCCCAAGTGAAAAATCACCTGACTCAACCAGCTCGTACTCCGCTGTAGCGTCGGATTGATCGAAGGAAGCGGGGTATGGAAATGGCCCTTGCATTTCCTGTTTTTTCTGTTCCTGTCTAAAGACGCGATAGCGACCTGACTCAATGACACGTACTTGGTCATAAACTTTTTCTCCGAACTCTCCATCCGCTACAACCGCTTTTTCGCCAATCCGAACCTGCGTAAGACTGCCATAATTCGCTTCCCGATCCAATCGCCAACCGTAGACATTGGTTGGATCCACTTCAATCCAATAGGGCCGACGATTAAGAGCACGCTCTTCCGCCAAACTTCTTGCATCTGATGGCGCAGGAAAATCAACAAGAATATGGGAATGGCCGTAGGTCAAAGCACAAGTGACCAATCGACGTGCATACTCATCCAAATCAGAACCGCAACCGTCAACGTCCTTGTTAAAAACTTCGGTCCAGTACGGCGCACCAGTGACACTGATCGGTTTACGCAAAATTAAACCAGCTGCTGCTCGTATCAAGCGCTGCGTATAAGGCGTAAAAACAGCACGGTTTACACGCGCTAAATAAGCTGAGTAGTCTTCACGGGGCTCTAACGGTAAAAATGTTTCGCTGTTTTCTCGTAAATACTCCGTTCCAGAAACCACGGCTTTCATAATCTCCCAGCCCTTCATCTGGTCGATTACTGCCCGTGTTCGTACAAACGGACTATCAACACTTCCCATATAGGAACTGCTGACAAGGTTCGTTCTAACGAGACCAGGAACGGAGTAAGTCATGACATCTCAGAATTGAGTTACTAACAGCCCCATCGACGACGGGCCGCTTTACCCCGTTCACCTGTCCAATTACGACTTCGAGCGCAGAAAGAACGCTTACGGGCAGCCTCTTCCTTTGTTTTTGGTTTGCCTGTAACCGGTGGTTTCAAATTAGAACCCGTTTGCCGGTTGTACTTAGCTCGACCTTTAGCGGTTAAGCCAGCACCTTTACTAGCAGGCAGTTTTTCGCCACGCCCAACACTAAGGTTGGGACCACGCTTACGCTTTTTGCGCTCTGCCATCGCTCTAACCTCTACTGAAGGTTAGAAGTGATGGTGCCGCTGGTAACGAAGTTGCAGGTGGCAACAACCAAATCGCCAACAGTGGATGCAATATCCATGCTGGTAATAATCCCCGCAAAACTTACGCTGTCACTACCAGAGGTAGTACCAGTCGTAAATAGTTCAAACGTAGCGTCGGCTGTGTCGTTAGCCGTAACTATGTCTTCAATAAACGCTGCTTGGCCTGTTGCATCAGGGTCATACACCAGTTCAACGGTGCCAGAACCACTGACCATACTGCCGACAAACGCACGAAACGTATCACCATGATCGGTAACGTCCAGCGTGTCTTTAGTGATGTTCAACGTCCAGCTGCGAGTGCCAACGATGGTTGCGTTGGAAGAACCAGCTGCATCAAATTGAACAGCACCCTGCTCTCCGCGAAGGATGGCCATGGGTAGACATAGGAAGGGTCTATACCGTTGATTCTAACCGCCTACACGGCCCAAGCCATCTCAAGTTTTCTTCTTTTTGGCCTTACGCCTCTTATGTTGGTACGAAATCTTCTTTGAACCGGTCTTTTCCTTCTTAAATCGAGCTTTTTCTGCTGCACTCATCTCACCAGTTGTTTTTGGTGTTTTGCCTGACACCCTCTTTGAGGGTCGGCACGCTGGATAAGCACGATCCTCACCTTTAGAACGACCACAAGGCTTCCCGGTTTTTATATCGACCCACTTTTCGTCAAACCATCGGCCAAGTCCGCCTCTCGACTTACTTGGCTTTTTTGGTTTTGCGGGTTTTTGTGCCTTTTTTCGTTCCGCCACTGGTTGCTTTCCGATAAGTGCCACCGCGCTTCTTATATTCGCGTACCAGCCACGCATTTGCATACGCGCTTGGGTACACGTCAAACTTACGCTTGGCTTCCGCTTTTACACGGCTGTAAAGCGCCTTGTTGGTTGGAACGTTTTCACTGGCCACAGCTACACCGCATTTTCTTGCTGCCCTTCTTCATTCCCTTTTTCTTCTTGGGTGGACGGCCTTTTTGCGTACCGTAGGTTCCAGCACCTTTGGGCATGGCGAACAGATGGGTAGCTGTCCTTAGTTTAGCGGCCTTTGGATGCGTATTCCAACGTGACTTGACGCCTACTGCCTTGAGGTGAGCCCCAGCGGGCAAATTTTACGAGGATTGAGGGATCTAGTACCTCTTCTGGCGATTGAAGTGTTCTCCAGCGGTGGTTGCAGTCGCGGCAAATGCGGTCTCGCACTGAATCGTTTTCTTGTGTTGTGTATTTTCCGAGGACGCGGGTTTCATTTGATCCACATTTGGGGCAGAGAGGCGCATTTAACGGACGAAACATCCTTAGTACAGGCGGTATGTCGTAGTTCCCATGGCCTCGGGCTTGGCCAAGTTGAACTGTTGAAGCACAAGGTAGCCGAAAGCGTCAAATGCGTGGTCTACACCCAGATTTTTGTTAGGTAGACCCGTTCCAGGGGCGTAGGTCAGGGTGCGGAGGGATTTGATTAGCTCTTTGCAGCGGGGGTGGATTTTTACCCGGCGCGCTCCGGAGGCATCCATGAGGCCGGTGTTTACGGCGGTGATTTTGTCGCGGATCTTCCAGGGGGAGCGGGGGGATTGGACGGTAAAACCGCTACGGCGAAGAATTGCGTGGTCGGTAACGCCGACGCCGCTGGTTTTTCTAGCGCCGCCCGTGGGGTCGGGGCAGGCGATTACGCGGCGGTCTATGCCGTAGCGGCGAGTTACTTCTTCGGCAAAGTCCCAGGTGGTTGCGCCTCCTGTAAGCGTTATTTCGTCAAAGACGTAGAGGGTGTCGGCGTCTTTTACGGCGCAGATTCCGCTCATTGGGTCCACGTTGAAGTCCACGCCTAGGAGAAGAGGTTGGATGGATATGTCTTTGGCGTCGGTAGAGATGTTGTCGTCGGAAAAACTGATGGCTACGAGGCCAGTTAGGTTTTCAAACGATGCTTCAAATTCCTGTCGAAATGTTCGTGGGTCTAGTTGAGCACGGGCTGCTTCAACCTCATCGGCCGGGACGTTCCCGCCTTCGATGGTGGTGTAACACCAACGCCTCCATTCGTTGGTTGGGTCATCTTCGCAGTAGCACCAAAGGTCATAAAACCAGCTGGCCGTTCCATCCGGGGTGGATATGAATAATGCCCAGCCTTGTTTGTCGGCGAGGGCGGGACGGATGACCTCGAACCAGACCTCGGCGTCCATGAATGCGGCTTCGTCGAGTACAACGCCGGACAAACTGCGGCCACGGAGGGCCATTGCGTTTTCTGTGCCCTTTAATTCGATGGTTGAGCCGTTGACTAGCTCTAATTTCAGATCGGTTTCGTTTTTAGTTTTGATCCAGGGTCTGGGAACAAGTTTTTTGAGTACTTTCCAGGCAATGTCCTTCGCCATCCGGTAGGTGGGGGCGCAGTAAAAGAAGGTTTCGCCGGGGTTGTTTATCGCTCCACGCAGAAGTTCGACGCAGGAAAGGTATGACTTTCCGAAGCGGCGGCCTGCAACGAGAACGCGGAATCGGTGTTCGTCGGTAAATACTTGCCCCTGTGCCCAGCGAAGACTAAGTGGGGGTGCATTTTGTACGGCCATGGGTAATACATTAACTGGTTTTTCAACCCCTACCCCCGGGTGGGTGTACTACAATTAAATTACCTGAGATGTATCAGTAAGTTCCCCGCGCTTAGGTACAAGTGTACTACTTTGCAACCCCACCCCCTGTGACAGTTGCACCGACTGGCACACAGACCCAAAAACTCTGAAAAACAAAAAAATTTTTCAGAAAACAAGAATTTTGGGAGCGTGTGACAGTTGGGGTAGTGGCACAGAAAAACTAGCACAGTAGGGTTTCCGGGTGTAAAATATATTTAGCAACACACACAGTTGCTGTTACTAACTACACCCACAGGTTACTAACACAAATGCCTGCTAATTCTTCCCCAGTTTCTGACACTTTAGTTGTTGTTTCTGTCTGCTCTTGTTTACTCGCAGCCTGTGCAACATTTGCTTTAGTTTTTGCTATCGAAGACGCAGAAACTTACCGCGAATGTGTACAACGTGAGCAAACATCTGCAGACGAATGTGCACTAATTATCTACGGTCGCTGAGTAACACAAACACCCCGCAGAGTTAGCTACACTTTGTGGGGTATTTTTGTGCCCAAAATGTTATAGTACATCAGTACCTATGGAGAAGGGGTGAGACGCTCCAGGCAGGCAGGCACAGAAACCCATCCTATGAATGGCCCTTGCATGGGCCGATCAGTCTTTGCCTTCAATGCGGATGTCGAGAGTGGGAACCTGTAGCGCTAGTTGCTCCGGCGCTACCTCGCCGATTACTCGGCCCATGTCGCCTAACAGCGTGGCGACGGTTTGGAAGTGGCCACGCTTCAGTGCCTTTTGCACCGTCGCAAGCCGCAGCGCTTGGAGTTGGTTCAATAATTCCTCACGAGTGCCCATTTGTTCAGTTCTCAGCAGCTCCATGGCGCGCTTGTAGTCGTCATGTGCCGTACGCATAGAGACATTGAACCTTGAAGACACTTTCTCGGCAATTTGATGTCTTGTCCCACCTTCCAGGATGTAGCCGTAACAAACCTGCGCGCGCTCTTCTACTTTGTGCGCTGCGCCGCGTCCCTTGCGCCACCGCTTCGACTCATCGTCTCCGACGCTGGTCTTCTTCTCTTCGGTGTTGTTATCAGCCACGGGCTGTAAATAGAAAACCTTTACTAATACTAACCGCAACACAGCGAGCTGCTAGACGCTCCAGGCTTGGCACGTAAGGGTTTATATGTGCTACATTGTGGGAGTCCAATACAGGCAGCCCATCCATGGCCCACACCTACAACATCGTCCGGTTCTACGCGCCACACACCGGTCGATACAACCGCACAGTCAAACGAGGCTTAACTCTCGAACAAGCTCAAGCACACTGCAAAGACCCAAACACTCGCAAAGATGGCGAGTGGTTCGACGGTTACACAGAAGCCTGATTCGTCCAACTTTCCAGGAAATCCAGTTTCACCCATGAACTACAAAAACCGCACCGAAAGGGTGCACACATTCGCAGACGTTCCACGCATTGAAATAACCCGCCACCGAGTCGCGGGTCTCGACCACTGGGACACCGAAGACCGAACCACGGTCCAGCTGGGCTGTGATAACGGCGCAATATCCGACGCCATCGTTGATTTTCTCGCTCATCTTCACGGTTCGCCGTATCGCTCCAGGGAAGACATCGAACTGCTGCAGCGATTCGCTGGCGCGATGGGTCTCGACTACTTGCACGAGCCAGGGGTTAGCAACTGATGGCGTCCCGGGTAGAGATTCAGCATCGTCTCAGCTATGCGCGGGCGATGCTTGAACGCGGCATCCCCGTAGCTTCAGTCGCAACGCTTTTAAGCGCGCGCTACTTCGTTTCACGCTCCACGGCTTACACCGACATAACCGACGCGCAGCAGGAAATCCAGGAATCCGACGACGGTCCAGCCGTTGAAGAGATGGAGCCCTGCAATCCTGCGGGAGTGCTGGCGATGCTTCAGCACCGGCTCGAAATTGCTATTGCCACGGGGGACGACAAACAAACGTGCCAGCTGATCAAAGCTATGGACACTGCCAAAAAATGGCAGGGCTACAACACCCAAACCGTTTCACCTTTCGCATGAAGTACCGGAACTACCGCTTCGATGACGACGCTCCACTCCCTTCTGAGCTTTACACAGAAGAGGAGCTGGAGCAGATGCAAATCGAGCATGAGCAGGACGACTGGGAACGCTCCATCCCCACAGCCGCAGAGCGCAATCAGCATCTCAAATGAAACTCACAAACCACGAACTTGAGTTATTGGCTGACTCCATTTCTTGGGAACTTGACTTTATGCAAAGCAAGGGGTGGCATACGTCGCACCGTGCAAAAACGCTCCAGGCTCTTCAAAAAAGAATGTACGCCTTTGTTGCCTCTGAGCAATCCTGGAAGCCGGTTACACGTCACACACGTGCCAGGGCTTCAGGGACTCTCATTAAGTGTCCGCATTGTGAGCATGAAAACCGTGTTTATCACTTCTCGTGGTGTGCGTTAGCGTGCCAGGGATGTGAACGCATGGTTGATAAGTACGCTTTTACTCAAGAAGTATGAAACTAAACAGGTTTACGCTCCACGAACTTCACATACTTGCAGACTCCCTGTATTGGGAGTTTGCGGTGTTTGAGAAGCAGGGCTGGGCTGACTCAGCACGTGCCAGGAAAATGGTTGAGCTACAGAACAAAATCCACGATTACATCGC